ATGGCAGGAAATCGCATCGACGTGGGAATGCCCGACAGCCTTTTGCAAGCCGTAGCCGCCGCTGAGGCTCAGCGGATACTTTACGAAAAGCTCGCTCTCTCGGATATATTGAAGTCCTACGGATTGACGCTCAACGATGTCCGTCCGCTTGATCCCGCCAGAAACCCGCACCCTTCGCAGATTGTTGAAAGCCCGCCGGAACCTGATGTCCTGGAACCGTCGCAGGCAGAAATCCTCGACGAATGCGCCCGCGAGCCCGAAACAGATATTGGTAACGCCAGACGCCTTCTCATTCGCTTTGGTGACCGCATCCGCTTTGTTCCGCGTGTCGGCTGGCACACTTTTGACGGGATGCGCTTCAAGGAAGACGAGGACGGCTCCGGAATTCGGCCGTTGGCTCAGCGCACAGCAGAATTCATTGACGATGAAGCGATTTTGCTCGATGCCAACCCTGAGGAGCAGGCGAAAATCGAGGCTGGAAAGTTAGCCGTCGACGAGCTGAAGAAGCTCGGCAAACCCGGTGCGAAATGGACAGCCGACGCGCTCGCGCAGTATGAAAAACTTCGAGCCGAAGTTGAGGCCTGGCAGGTGGTCAGTCGTGATCGGGCGGGCCGTATGTCATCGCGACACTCACACGCGAAAAGCGCTGCCGGCACGACAAAGCTGAACAACATGCTGCGAGAGGCAGAGCCGCATTGCGCGAAGATGGTCACGGCGCTGAACGCCGACCTCCTCGCCATTAACACCGAGAATTGTACGCTTCGATTTGTCCGGTCAGACGACGATGGAAAATGGGCGATCAGGATGGATCGCCATAAGCCGGAAGATTTCATCACCAAGCTTGCGCCAGTGCGTTTCAACGTCAATGCGCCGGCGCCGACATTCGACAAGTTCCTGAGTGAGGTGATGCCATCCGAGGATATGCGCCGATTCCTGCAGCGCTTCATGGGTTACAGTCTTCTAGGGCTGGTCAACGAGCATTGCCTGTTGTTCTTCTATGGGACCGGCAGAAACGGCAAATCAACCTTCGCCGAGTTGTTCGCGGACGTGCTTGGCGACTACGCGGTCTCAATGTCGATCGATAGCTTTGCCGGCGATCAGCAACGGAAGGGCTCCGATGCGACGCCCGATCTGGCGCGCCTGCCCGGTGTTCGCCTGATAACGGCCGAAGAGCCTGAAATCGGTATCAAGCTCAAAGGCGCACTGATCAAGAAGATGACCGGTGGCACGAAGATGGATGTGCGAAAACTCAATCAGGAGTTTTTCGAGCTGTCGCCACAGTTCAAGATCATCCTGTCGGGAAACCATAAACCGATCATCGTCGACGACTCTGAGGGAATGTGGGCTCGTGTCCATATGATCCCCTGGGATGTCCGAATTGAGAAGGAACGCATCGACCGGGATTTGCCGGAAAAGCTCCGCCTGGAACGCGACGGCATATTCGCCTGGGCGGTCCGTGGCGCGCTTGATTATCTCGAAGGCGGCTTGAGGCCACCGCAGCAGGTCACCGACGCCACGGAGGAATATAGGCAGGACAGCGACCCCATAGGGGACTTCATTCGGAACGGTTGCCTTGTCACCGGCAATTCCCTGGACAGACAGACACCAGGGGACCTCTTTGAGGCGTTCAAGATCTACGCTCGGAAAAATGGCCTTCCGGAATTCCATCAGGCGACGTTCACCCGCCGATTGCCGGATCAGGCCAAAAAGGACTGGCGGGATGCCAACGGCAAAGTGAAGCAATTCTGGAGGCAACGGTCCAACGGGACTGTCTATTGCGGCCTCCAGATCATCGAGCAGTTGGCAGGTACTGGCGGATCATCCCCGCCTCATGGCCGCTTTTCGGACGAAGATCCGTTTCCGGAGGAGTTCCCATGATCCGGAACACCCCGACCCTTTGTTTGTCGTCAAGGGCAAAACGCGTGCCTCAGACAATCAGAAAGCGGGAAAGTTGGACATCAAGGGCAGCAGCGCGGCAGTGGACGGGCAGCGGGAAAAGGCGAACGGGCAGAGATAGTCCAATAGAAACAATGCTTGGACATCAGGGACGGAAAAGTCCACGTGTCGCTACGCGCGTATATATTGGTGGTGTTGGATGGAGTAAAATTCGCAGCCTCGTCACGACACCCGATATTTTGCTGCCCTACATATCCAATCATTGTTTTTATTGGACTATCTCTGCCCATTATTCATTTTTAGATTTCCTTTTAAAAAGTTTAGATGTCCTTGCTGCCCGACGTTGGGATTTCAGGGTCGGATGGACCACCCCCCGGGTCAAGGGACCGTACAAACGATCCGACCGCCTGCGGGCCGGGGCGACCCCGGAAACCCGTCCGATTTTTGTGAGAAAAAATTGGGTTGACGGGTTAACGATCCGGTTGATGGGTTAACGCGCCGTGGCTGAGGTTGGCAAAAACGCGACAGGATTGACACATCCCACCGGCATAAGTCCGATCGATGCGCTTCGAGACATCGGCTTGCGCCTTCGATCCGGCGATCCCCTGACAGACTTTCAAAGGTCGCTTCTTGCTACCGGGATAAACCAGTACCTTGACCAGATCGATGATGGCCTATCGGCATCGCTGGATCAGATCATGGGCCTAAGGCAACGGGGTGGCTTATCGGCGCCGAGGGATGGGGCCTTGAAGCGTCGCGATCAGCTTCTCGTCGGTGTTTGGAAGGGACACGAGGATTGGAGCCAGTTATCCCCGTGGGCGGCATCACGGCTCATGCATATTTCCGCCGATCGCTATGAGCGGCTGCGTTGGCCGCGCGAACAGAGGAATTTGACAGAGCCGCCGAGGCAGCCTGCCGCGACATGGTGGAATATCCTCCGCCTCGGCGTTCCGATTCCGAAGTCACGTCGAATTCAACAAATTTTACAAGAGGATAGCTGTGCAATTCAGGATGGGGTTTGAATTGCACAAAATCGGGGCGACGATCTCGCTAATTTGAAAAACCTGAGATCGACCTTGGAGAAGGTGACATGAAGGGCAACCCGGCAATCGACGCAGAACGGCTTGCGCACATCGAGCGTTTGAGGGCGTCTAAGGCCGAGGTCGCCCTGACCGCGGGGAAACTCTTCAATCAGATCAAGAACAGCCTCGATGCAGACGAGCACCGCCTTCGCCAACTGGAGCTGAAGCTCCGAGAGGTAGGGCAAGCAGCTGCCGGAGACGATGAGCCCCGGCAGTGGGACGCCCTGAATTTGATCCTCCCGGGTGCGGAAGACGAAATCACAGCGCTCCGCGACCGGATTGCACGCTTACATCGCGAAATGGATCAGGCCGACGCGGATCGCGTTGCAGCGTCAGATGATCTCAAAGCGGCCAACCAGTTGCTGGCGAACTGCAGGGCATTTTTGGAGAAAAGCAGATGAACGGAATTTTCAGCAAGTTGGCCTCCAACCTCGGAGGAGCCTTGAAGAACGCGCGGTCGGCGAGCCGCGACATGTCTGATGGCATTTCGACGCTTCGCGATCACATCAAGCAGTTGAAGAGGCAGCGCGACGAAGTTCTCGCGATCGATGTGACGCAGGACTTTGCCGAAGCGCGTATTGACGAGTGGATCGATGCACGCGTCCAGCGAACGATCAATATGCTGATGGGGAAACACGAAGTCCCGCCCCAGCCCGGCGCCTTCTTGGTTTCCCCGAAAAACTGGACAAGCCCGGAGGCCGATCTACTGGCACTGATGGCGTTCTATCTTCGGGACGATCTGGCTTCGGCCATCAAAGATAGGCTTGGCGAATTTTGCGGCGAGGATCGAAAGCAGATCTCAGAGGATGATCGAGCCGCACGCGTGGCTGCTATCGACCGCGACCTCCTGGACGCCGAACTGGGCGAAGAAAGCATTATCCGCTCGGCAGAGAAAGTCGGGTGGATCGTCACCCGGCGTGTTGATGCCGATCCGCGCGCCGTTTTGGCGGCTGATCAGGATCTGCCATGACCGAAAAGCATCAATCAGCGGCTGTCGTGACGTTTCAACCGAAAGGATCCTATCTCCGCGCTTGCCGGGAACAGGGCGTTTTTCAGCGGCAGGAGGAAGAGCGCGCTGAGTTGGAGCGATTGGGCGCTTCCAGCCGTGGAGACCTGAAAACGAAAGTTCTGCACCTCTCGACGGAACCGACCTTGAGAGCACAACGAGAGCATATCCTGTCGCGCTTTCGTTCGATCTGCGAAGCATATCAAGCTGCCGGCTTAGGCGACCAGCATTTCCCGTTTCTCCTGCACGTGTTGTTCAGCGACGTTGAGGCCTGCGACGCCGGGCGGGAGTTCTTCCGAGCAGCCATCGGTCATCAACACCAACGATCCCCGAGTTGAAGGATAAGTTATGTCGAACACGAAACCCAAGAAATCCGGCCTGTCAGCAATGGTCGACAAGCATATTGCCGCTCTTACGTCGGAAGGCATATCGCGAAACTTCGCTGTTGCCGAAGCCGGCGGGCAACAATCGGACAGCTCAACTGTGACCAACGAAGAGAAGCGATCGGGCCTTTCGCGCCAGATCGACGCGCTGGTTGGAAAGCGTCGATGACGGATGCAGACGGCGGGGTTCGCGACGCTTTGAGGGCCATGGGGGTTACCCCCCTCGCATCAAGGGACCGTACAACCGATCGCCCCTCTGCGGGCCGGGGCGACCCCGAAATCCCGCCAGTCTGAGAGTAAAACTGAAGCCTAAAACTGGGCTAAAACTAAAACTCGCTAAAGGATATGCGCATGCATAAGACTATTGATCTCACCCGCTCCTACGAAGCGCATGGCAAGACCTTCAGCGCTGTGACGCTGCGCGAGCCGACTTATGGCATCACCCATGTCGAAGGCATTGGGCGTCCGTACGAGTACCAGCCCACCAAGAATGGTGTGATTGCGGTCACCTATCCGACTGTCGTCGACCAATATCTGCAGAGGATCATCGTCGAGCCTGGCTATGAGTACATTGGGGAGATCTCGGCCGTCGATGCGCTGCGGCTCGAAAGGGTCGTGTGCGATTTTTTTACCGAAGTGAAGTTGCCGCAGACACCGCCGACTGGCTCGTCTTCCGATACGGCTTCAGCTCCGACAGCATCGAGCGAATGACGCCGACACAAATCGATCATTGGGCCAAGCGTTGTATCGCCTTCGTTGAAAGGACTTCGAGGAAATGACCAATCGGACCATTGAGGCCACTCTCCGAATTAGTGGCAAAGCCAACACGGCCGGGATGGCGAGGCAGGTCAATCGCGATCTCGATTCGATCAATATGCGGGCAGCGGAGTTTAACAAGCGAAGCGGGATCATCGGGCGCGTGCAGGAACGTGCCCGCACCATTGGAACAGCCAGCGGGGTGGCGATCGCCGCCGCAGCCTATGGCGCGAAACAGGCGCTCGTCGACTTCGCCGCCGTCGAACGCCAGATGAACCGCATCGGCAACAATTCCAGCGCGTCGAGCGAGGAAGTGAAGGCTGCGTTCACGGAGCTACAACAGCAGGCAAGGCAACTTGCACTGCCGCTTGACCAGGCGATTTCCGGGCTCGATACCCTCGTCGCCAGTGGCATGAGCCTCAAAGAGGCGATGGCATTTCTGCCGTCCGTCCTCGCGACCGCGCAAGCCTCTGGAGCCGTGACGGAAGATGTTGCCAACGCCGGCCTAAAAGCCGCGTCCGCCTTCAAGATCGCGGCGCCTCAGATGCAGCATGCATTCGACCTGATGGTTGCCGGCGGGCAGGCTGGTCAATACGAGCTGAAGGATATGGCCGGCGATCTTCCGCGGCTGGCGAACCTCTTCGCAACGCTCGGCTATTCCGGCGAGGACGGTTTGAAGCGCCTCGTCGCGATCTTGCAAACGATCCGCGAAGATACCGGTAGCTCGGAAGAGGCGGCGACCGCCGCCGAGAACGTCTTCAACAAGATGTACTCCAGTGAGACGAGCAACAAGTTCAAGAAATTCGGAATCGATCTGCGCACCGAAATGAAAAAGTCGGCGGAGAGTGGCGAGGACGCGCTGACGGGGTTTATTCGTATCACTCGCAATGCCCTCGGTGGCGACATGACGAAGCTGGGATTGCTGTTCGAAGATACGCAGGCGCAGGCCGGCATGCGCTCGCTGCTGACCAGCGCCGAACGCCTGGCGCACTACATGAATGAGCTAGGCAATCCGAGCGTCAATGGCACGGTCTATAGGAACCTGCAAAAAATCATCGCCGATACGCAAGGCAGCATCGACAAGTTCAATGCCAGCTATGAGACGTTCAAGCTGACGCTTACCAGCTCCGTTATAGCGCCTGTGGCAACGCCCATCATGGATGCGATCACGAAGAACCTGACCGAGCAGGACGCGATGAACCGCGGCATGGAGAAGCGCGGTTACAGCAAGGCGCGGCAGCTCTTCGGTTTCACCACCGACGATGATGCGATGGATCTCAAATACGAGGGAGGCTATCGAGATCCTGATTTCCTCAAAAGCTACTGGGCTTATCGCTACGGCGCCGGCAAGGTGCAGGCCTCGACAGGTGGCCCGCACGCGATGCCGCCGCGCGAAGGAGCGGAGTTTCCGGGCGGCGGCCGCAACATCGATCCTCGCCATTTGCCGGAACATGACGTCCCGATCCCCGGCGTCCGACCGGAGCAGTCGGCATCGACCGACGAGAGATTCCTCAGCATGCAGCGGCAATATCAACAATACGGGCGTGGGCGCGAGCAGGCGCAGGCTATCTTAGACATCTCCGGCAATATGAACGTGTTCGAGGGTTTCGAGAAGCGGATGGAGCAGGGCGGGCAACAGGCCGGCCAGGCGATCGAACAATCCGGCTCCCGGGCGGGCGACGCAATCGCCGGCAAGATGAACGGTACGGCCGACCAAATCGGGACGAAGATCGCCGGCTATATCCTCGAGGCGGTGTCGCGGTCGCTGGGCTCGCTGAAGACGTCGGGGCCGTCGGCGTTGCCCAAGGTGAATGCCGATCTCGGGCGGAGCATGGCGCCGCAATCCTCGGACGGTGGCGGTGCATGGTAACGCCGGGCGATACGATCATCGTCATGAATTCGATATCGCAGATCGCCGCGCGTGATCGCATCTCGAAGGCCGCAGTCTCGAAAGCGGTGAAGAAAATGTTCGATAAAATACCGGACGTACCGGTGGAACGCGGTTCACAGGGCCAGGTGGTTCGCGTCTCGCTGGCGCACTACGACCACTTTCGCGAACGCTTCATGGGCGTCACCGGGCTGCCGGCCGGACAACAAGCGCTATCGCCGCGGCCCGCCGGCTCTCAAGTCGATCCGAGCGAGAGTTTCAACGAGGCGCGGCGGCAAAACGAGTGGCTGAAGCTTGAGCGCGAACGCCTGAGACACCAGGTCGAAAATGGTCTCCTGATCGACAAAGCCGAGATTGAAGGTGCCGCGAAATCGAGGTGCAGGGAAATTCAGGCGCGGATCAATCGGCTGCCGAATCTTGCAGATGACCTCGCTTTGGCGATTTCCCGCGAAGGCGTTTTGGGGGCGAGGCATTGCCTCAGTGATCACGCTGCAAAACTTTCAGCGGAAATCTGGACGATGTTGACTGGGGACACATCATCCCGAATCTCGGCCACGACATCAAATTTAGGCGCACTCCTGGAGGCCGAAGAGCCAGGCCGTTAACGGAAGCATGCCTCCCCGCGCCTAAATCTTCAGACAAGGGGTCAAGGTAGGCAAGGCAATCAACATGGCGGAAGCTGGCCTCGGCTGAGGTTGGCTTCCGCATTCAGCAAAGGCGCAAGAGACACCGCCGCGGGACTTGTTAGTTATTGTGGCAACTCAAACTAAGGTACGCCGGGACGGCGCCTTCGCTTTCCCTCGCTGTTTTACATATTGAACGAAGAGATTCACCATCAGTAGGTAGGCATCATCCTCGGTGAATTCGAACATATCACGCTTCATCAGTGGAGCGGAATTTCCTCCCTCGGACTTGGGCGATATCATTCCATCTTGGTCTACGGCAAACCTAAGCGCAAATTCGGTGGAAGCTCCATCTCTCAACAAGAGCACTGATGCCGCTCTGACAACGTTACCGCGCTCGCCTTCGTTTGCGACTTCACAAAGATAGCGTTGCTCCGCAATGTCGTTGTTCACACGTGTTGCAGCTGATTGGATCCTCTCGAAAAGCCGGGACCATTCCGGGCCAAGGCCTTGTTGGCGAGCTGCTTTGCGCTCTTCGGCCTCCTTTTGCTTCTTGGTTTCCTCGGCGACCTGTTCATCTTTTTGCCGATTCTCCTCAATCGCTTTCAGCAATGCGTCGCGCGGATCAGTCACCATAGAGATCTCCCATAGCTTTCGACCAATTGTCCCATCATGAGGCACGCGCGTCGATGGTAGGACTGAAGATCTTCACAGGAAACTATCCGCCATGCCTCGGGCGCTCGACGCCCTCGGCTCTTTCATGGCCTTTTCCAACGCGCGCGCCACGCTCCGTGAGAAAAACGACCAAGTATTCGTTGACTTCCTTCGTACGGACAAGATCGAGGTTTTCCAGCCGACGAAGCGCGGCGCGGATCTCCTCGGGCATGCCACCAAGATGAATTTCATCAAGGCATCGACCGATCACATGATCCAAGGCCGTGCCGCCGCATTCATTGAGTAGAAGTATCTTGAGGATTTCCAGAGCCTGCAGCTCCTGCCGGAAAGCTCGATAGGGCGGTGTTTCGTTTTTCATGATCTCAGATCCAGCTATATGCAGCCGCCGCGCGCGGCCCCCCTAAAGGGTCTCACGCAAGACTGAGGCGATTCGCTTCCATCCCGCAATTTCAAAGCTCTGCTCTCCAAAGGTCCGCCTCATCTTTCACCTGCGGAACGCCGTCCTCCGGCCATTCCGACATGGCAGCTTCGATCTCGGAAACGATCCATATCTTTCGGCTGTGCCACTTCCGAGGTCTCGGAAGAAAGCCCTCGTGCACCATCAGATCAACCGTGTTGGCGCTAACGCCGATTGCGAGCGCAAGCTCGGCCCTATTCAGGGCAAGCCGCGGCACCGCGCGTTTTATTTGAACGAGCGTGGTCATCTTCTCTCCGGTGCTGCATCGCGAATTCGCGGACGGATAGGGCAAGGTCGGATATGCGGCCTCCTGATCAATCAAAGGGTTTGGGACCATCAGTTGCCGTTAACGATGCAGTTGGCGGAACTCCTTTAGTGCCGCGTCTCGACGGCGGTCAAGATAGTCGGCCAGGTCCTGGAGATGGATGCCCTTCTGGCATTTCTGCGATGCCTCTGCCCGGACGACTGGTATCGCAATTTCGCCGGCTCCGACCTTCCGCAGGAATTTCTCCGGCGTCAGATGGTTGAAATAGTCGCGGCATACGTCCTCGATGGGGATGATGGCCTTGCCGCCATATTGAGCGAACAATAGGAACGAGGTGGAGAAATGGGTTTCGGTCGTGGCGCTCACGTTGTTCCCCTGGCATCTACCTCGATGGTCATCATTTCTCTACCGGGCGCAACTGCATCTCAAAATGCATGCCCATAGCGCCGAGGCCTCTGAGCGAGAATGAAAGCTTCGTCCTAACATCCGGATCCAGCAATCTCCGGATAGCGTTCTCGTCCTTGCCCAGACGATCGGCAAGTTCGCGGCGTGTGATGCCGGCTTGCTGAAAGGTTTCGATAACGGCGATCTTGGCGGCAACGTCCGGATCGGGCGAGACCATGATGCCTTCTGCGACAGGCGCCGGCCGTGCTCTGCCGATCTGCAGATATCCGAGCAGGGCGACGCCGAGCGCGTCCACCGCCATCTCGTAGGCCTCGCCCATGTCCTTGCCTTCGGTGATGGCTTCCGGAACATCCTCGAAGGTGACAATGAAGCCGTTTTCGGTTGATGTCGGTTCGAAGGTGGCGGCATAGGCGTAAGTCGTCATCGGCCGGTTTCCTTGTCGGTTGGTGCGATGTTCCGTGGGGCGTGCGTGCTTGGCGCGGGCCTGCACTTCCATCATCTTCCGTTCCTTGGCGCGCAGAGCTGTCAATTCCGCCTCCAGCCGCTCATAGATCGGCAAAAGGCGAGGCCCTCTCGGACCAAGGCGCATCATAAAAACCGAAAGCTTGTCGAGCGCGCGTTCAATGCGCTCTTCGGTGATTTCCGGCTCTGTCATCGGCGGCCGTTCAGCCGGAATTCTTTTTTACCAGATCGAAGCCGTACTGCGCCGCGATCGTCTCGACCTGTCTCAGCAGCGCCTCATCATAGCCGGGCTCGGCGGGCTTTGGGAATGGCGCGGGATCAGGCAATGGCGTGTCGCCGGCGCTCCCAGCCGACGGCGCAAATTCAACCTCGTGGCGGCCGTCGGGATAATGTCGGACATCGAGGATCGACATGCGCAGGCTCCGCACCTCGTCAAAGAGGCGATCAAGGGTGCCCTTAATCGCGATGCCAGGCGTGGCGCGGAGGTGATCGCCTATCGCACCATAGGCATTTTCATCTGGGATCGGCGCGTCCCGGAAAAAGGCGGACTGATCTTCATAGTCGAGCGTGTCTTGAAGCCGCTTGATGATCTCCGCGTTCATTGAGCGGCCGTTGGCGCTGGCGTTATCCTTTATTCGGTCGCGCATGCCCGCCGGAAAGCGGACCATGTACTGCTCTTGATCATCGCTTGGATACTTTTTTGCCATTTAAATCCGCCATTTCTACACCCCCTAGCGAATAGCTATATTTTTCGCTTGATGCAATTGTAGCGACTCGCTACATTCACTATCTAGCAAGTCGCTAGGAGGCGTTGATGACCGAAAATCATGTACAGCTCAACTTTCGAGTGCCTGAAGCACTCAGGGAACGACTGAAAGAGATTGCTGAAAGCAATCGACGGTCGATGGGCTCGCAGATTGTCGTGCTGCTTGAGCGTGCAATTTATGATCCGCTCGAAACGAAAAAGGGCGAAGCGGCCTGATCCGCCGCGTCGCCCTCTAAGATCAACATTCTATCGAGGAGAATGCCGAAATGCAGAAACAGGATACGCAAAATCCGGGTGAAAACGCAAGAGTCGGTTTTAGCCGACGCGTGTTTCTACGCAGCGCCGCCGCCAGCGCGGCGATCGCCGTCCCGGCTGTCGCCGATGCGTCGAATGCCGACAGGCTGGCGACTGACGAAGAGCGGCTGAACGGTTGCATCGCGGAGCTGAAGGCCATCCTCGCACGGATGCACCCCGGCTTCGAAGAGGTCGGCGGCGAATACATCGAGCACGGGACGGGCGGTGCTTCCATCACTCTCAGCGCTCGGCAGCCGGACGCCGACGGCGCTTCCGAATGGGGTGGCAACGGCCCCTATTGGGTCGACGGAAGGTATCCTCACTACATCACAGGTGGGTACTTCATACGTCGAGAATGGTCTGAGATTGACCGTCGTTTCCACCTCATTGGCCGCTGCTACTCGAGCGGCGAGGTGCAGCCAGATCCAGTGGTGATTTGCCCTTCCACCATCCTCGCAAAACTGTGGGAACGACCTGCGATCGACCAGTTGGACGTTTCGACCCTCGGCAAGAAACCGGCTCGCCGCACCGCGCTGTGAGCCGTCGCGGCCGGCGACGCCCCTATTCGCCGGCAGCAAAGCGACCCCGCCTTCCCGCCCTGGCGGGGTCGCAACCACCTCTCAACGGACAAACGTGATGACAACGGCGACTTTCACGATCAAACCCGCTCCCCGTCGAATGCTCGATCTCGGAGAAGCGGCGATCTACGTTGGCCTGCCGGCGAAGCGCTTTCCGACCTCCTGTGGCGTGGCTCCCATTCGCATGCCCGACGGCAAGGTCAAGTATGACATCAAGGATCTCGATCGATGGATCGAGACTATCAAAGGCGGCACCGACGATAGCGACGAAGCCATTTTGGGTAAGCTCGGATGAAAAAGAGCCGGGAAAAGCGAAAGAACAAATATGCTGGATGGAAAATCCAGCAGGACAAGAAGCCACCGTTCCGCTGGCGCGCCTATCACCGGAAAACGGGCGAGAAGATCGATTGCACCAAATTCGAGGTTTACAGCCTCGCCTTTGACATGGAGGTGCACCGGATCAACAAGTTGCACCAGGTTAAGGAAGCCAAGCCCGGCTCACTCGGCCTGTTGATCAAGAAGTATCGCGACAGCCCGAAATTCCGGAAACGTGCCGCTCGCACTCGGTCGGATTATCAGAAGGTGTTCGATTGGCTGCAGCCGATCGATGATACACCCTTGGAACGCTTCACGCGTGGTTTCGTCGCCAAGCTCCGTGACAAGGCGGAGACGCAGAAGGGATTTCGATTTGCAAACTATGTGCGGGCGGTATTGTCCCTCCTCTTCAACTGGGGCTTGGAATACGAGTATGTGAAAGAAAATCCAGTCGAAGGCGTGAGCCTCGCGGAGCGGCCGAAAGGCCTTGCCGACGCGAATAGGCCATGGACCGACACCGAGCGGGAAATCATTCTTTCCGAGCTGCCAGAACACATGATGCTGCCGATCAGCCTGATGATGTTTTATGGGCTCGACCCCCAAGACGCGCTGGCGCTGCCTAAGAATGCAATATCCTCGGCCGGGATAGATACGCGCCGTCAAAAAACGGAACAGCCGATATATCTGCCGCTCTTTGAGCCAGTCGCCGAAGCCCTGACGCGCGCGCCGAAGCACGACGCCATCACGCTATGCGCCAACAGCCGAGGCAAGCCGTGGACCTACAACGGGTTCAGCACCAATTGGGCCAAGCTCAAAAAGAAGCTGGAGAAAGAGGAAAAGGTCCAGCCTGGCCTAACGCTGAAGGGGCTCCGGCACACCGTCGGAACAATTCTCGCGGAGATGGGGAAAGACGACGGAACGATCGCGCTCGTCCTTGGGCACGCTACCGAAGCGATGGCGAAACACTATTCCCGGCGTGCCAACCGATCGAAGCAGGCGGCTGCAGCGGTCGCCGATTTTGGGGTGGAACTGAACAAACGAAAAACGAAAGTTGTCAAACCCGGCACGTAA